CAAGGTACGGTAGGTAGCCAAGGTACGGTAGGTAGCCAAGGTACGGTAGGTAGCCAAGGTACGGTAGGTAGCCAAGGCACAACTGGTTCTCAAGGAACTGTAGGTACGCAAGGTATTGGTGGAACTAACGGAACTCAAGGTACACAAGGAACTACTGGACAAGTTGCTGCAGATCCAACAACCACAGTGTTGTTGTATGGTGGAATGTAACTAAAGTAGTTCTGTACTGCCGTTGTGAATTTGGCTGTGTTGAGCCGCTTCTAATAAAAACTTTATAGGTTTATATATTTGTGGTTTTATTGTAAAGGTATTAAATCGCATTTGATTTTTTTCTTGCTTCATTCTAAAGTTAAATATATACCAATCTATAGGGCAGTTAATTCCTTGTAATCTAATATCTGCAATTGCTTTTTCTGCCCCACGTCTACTTACCGCATATCCTGCACAAGACCATTGTTGATAAGACTTGCAGATGTGCTCTTCACTTAAATCATGTTCAGATTCATTATATGCAAAGAGTGAATCATCAGGAACAAAAAAAGAAAAGAAATCCCAGATAGGCATTAGTTCGCTCATGTATAACTCTGCAATACCTTTAAAGTTTTTACTTATGACTATGTCATCTTCAAACAGTATTAATAACTTTTTATCAGACTCTAAAAACTTTTTATAAGCCAAGTAAGTACTTGCCCAAACTCCTATAACTCCAGATGATGGTGGGAAGGTCTCTCCTGGCTTACAGAAGTCAGTAACCGTATTTACTTTAAACTCTGGGGTTTGATTAATAAATGCTTCAGCCTTCTCTGCTGTATTTAGATACATAGTCTCAGAGCCAAGGCGTGGCAAGAAGGACATAGAATTTAAAATGCCCTCATAAGATTTGTTTCTTAGTTCATTTCCAGTATCAGTATGAAAGACCTCAAAGCAGGCGTTATCTAGCACTTCTCAATCCATACCTGATATCCAGATTCAATCATTGTGTACTCGCCTTTACAGAGATTAAGAACGCAATCCACGCCCCTCTTTGGCTCTCTGTACTCTCCTCCGCCGTAGTTCCAGAGGTAGTCATCAAATGCCATCACCCCACCTGATTCCAGGTGTCTAAAGCCATTTAAACCATCTATAGCGGTCTGTAGGGCGGTGTGATCCCCATCTATGTATATGAAGTTATATGAATTGGTGTTGTTCCAGAAGAAGGTGTCACTAGTCATCTTGTGTTTTACTATCTTCTTGTTATCTTTAAATCTTGAGTCGTAATATGCCTCTACTGAAGAAAAGTCCAAAGATTCATGGGCGACTTCTTCGCTACCTTCCCAAGTATCAACATCGTGTAGATATTCAATTTCTCGGTTGTTAACTAACCACTCAGTGGCATCTCCTGTATAGGTGCCGATCTGCAGTGCACGAAGTGGAACACTTGGTACATGTCTGAAGTACTTCTCTACATCTTTAAACCAATTAGGAAACATCAGATAAACAACTTCAGATTGTTAAGGCATCCATTTACATATTCTTCTGACATCTTGTGATCATCTAATAGGTGCTGGAACAAGGTTTTACTTTCATCTTTGCGCCCAATCCACCAACCAGCAACAGCCTTTTCAAATAGTAAACAGTATGAGCCGTTGTATTCAACGTACCCTGGAAGTGGCTGATGATAAGTGGTAGTAGCAAATAGCAAGCCTAACTCGGCGTAGGTATAGCACTCTTGATACTCTTTGTTTCGTTCTTTAATTCTAGCCAATAGAAAATAAGCCTCTGGTCTATTTGGTAGGTATGCAATTGCTTGCATGATGTTGTTGTATACGGTGCGGTTTCTATCACCTTGAGCGCCCCAACACAGCGCCATTTTTAATAGTGATGTATAAGTAATTAAAGGATGAGTCTTATATCCGTATTCAGCCGCTCTTAAATAGAATCCAGCAGCAGAGGCGTACTGTAACTGTTCTTCGTAAGCAACAGCCAAGTTAAAGTTAATTTCAACATCAAAAGGATTTTCAGCCAGTTGTAAGGCTAACTCTTTAACGTCCATAAGACATAGCCTCCGTAATCATTTCATTAACAATCTTTCTAGGAACTTCAAGAACAAAGGCGCAGTTATCTTGAACACCAAAGGTTAGTACTAGATTCTTCTTTATCACTGCAGCACCAACACAAAACTCAATAGGTGTATCTAAAAATGCAAAGGCTGATGTAACACCAACAAAGTTAAACTCTTTATCCCAGACAACCATTCGATGGCGATAGATAGAGTCCTTTTGATTTAAATAATTTTTCCATAATCTTACTTCGTGAGTAAAGGCAATGTAATAATCGCCCCAAGCAACTACATTTGTACCACCACGTTGATCAGGAGAAATCGATCAGCCCAAACAACCTCAGTAGGCATAGCCCATTTAACAAAGTGATAAGGAATATCAAGAATAGGCATCCAGTTCTTTTCACAATAAGAGTTAACATCAACAGGAGGTGGAATACGAACTCGTTGTACCTCTGTGGCTGTCCAAGTAGTTTTATCTAACTCAATCTTGGAGTACTCCATGCGACCCTGGCCATTAGGAGTAGTATCACGACGGACACCAATTAAATAATAATTACCATCCCACTGAGTAATGCGGACATCTTCTTCGCCAACAAACTCCCAGATAGGTGGAACATCTAACTTAGAGTAATCAACCTTAGTGAAATTGATTAGGTTGTACTCCTTATCAAGACGGCCTAGGTAGTTGGTCGTAACTAACCGTTGGTCTTTTTCAGGATGCAAATAGGAGAGCGGTCCCCAAGGACTAAAAAAGCGTTGATCTTTTTCTGAATGATATAGGGTGTAATTTACGTGACGAATATTTACTAAGATATCTCCGTCATCATCAACAAAGATTGATGGATTCATTAAACCCATACCAGAGGTAGTTGAGTGAGGTAGAATTAGGGGAACTAATTTGCCCCCTTGAGAAACCGATTTTTGCACCAAATTCATAGGGACACTTTAGCCCACATACTCTTCCTGTACCAATTAACCTATGCTTATCCCCTTCGAAGGAGTCTCATGGCAACAGCGTATAAAATTCTAGGCCAGGTAGCAACTGCTACAGTTGGCGCTACAACCGAAAGCACTCTTTACACAGTGCCATCTGCAACATCTGCGGTTGTATCTTCCCTGGTAATTACTAACCAAGCAGCATCTGCTGCTACTTATCGTATTGCAGTTCAGCCATCTGCTGATGCAGGTTCAAGCGCCACTGCAAAACACTGGATTGTTTATGGAGCAACTGTTGCTGCATCAGACACTACAGTTTTAACAGTAGGATTAACTCTTGCAACAGGAGATAGAATTCGCATTTATGGCTCTTCAGCCACAATGTCATTCTCAGCATACGGAAGCGAAATTTCTTAAAAACTAGTTAGGATAAAGTAGTGACTATCACTAACAAGGTTTCATCAAAGAGCGTCATGGCGGGTAATACCCCCATTGCTGACGTTGTTGATGCGCCAACTATTGGTACTGCAACTGCGGGAGTTGAATCAGCAACAGTAACTTTTACTGCCGCTGCTACTGGCGGTACTGCAACTTCTTACGGTGCTATTTCTACACCTGGCTCTATTACAGGAACCTCTGCAACAAGTCCAATTACTGTTTCTGGATTAACTGGTAATACTTCTTACACTTTTAAAACATATGGAATTAACTCTTCTGGAACTTGGAGCAATGTTTTATCTGCATCTTCTAATAGTGTAACTCCAACTGTTGCTACTTCGTTTGAATCTATTGCAACAATAACAGTAGGATCAACTGCCCAAGCGGCTATTGAATTTACTTCTATTCCTCAAACTTATAAACATTTACAAATACGATCTGTTTCTCGTAAAGATGGTTCACAGACTGGTGCACCTGGAATGGGAATAATTTTTAATGCAGATGAAAATGCATCTTATAACGCTCATTATCTTCAATTTGGTTTTTATAACACTGTATCAGATGCTTATTCTTCTAATATTGCAAGAACAGATATGAATGCTATGTATTCGGCTGGTGGTGGTCAAACTGCAAATGTATTTGCACCAGGTATATTTGATATATTAGATTATGCAAATACTAATAAATATAAAACTGTTCGATCAATAACTGGTCCTAGTAGCAACGTAAATGCATCAGATTTAGACTATATAGTATTAGGTGGTGGCTTATGGCGTTCTACTTCTGCTATAACCTCAATTAAAATTTCTTTAAATAATTTTGTACAGTACTCACAGTTTGCTCTTTATGGAATAAAGGGATAATAATGGCAACTACATATGAAATACTTTCTACAACAACTTTAAACAGTAACTCAACTACCGTTTCATTTACAAGTATAAATCAAACTTATACTGATTTAGTAATTTCATGTAATTTTGCAAATACATCAAACGTAGATATGCTTTTAAGATTTAATTCCGATACTTCAACTACCTATTCTTATATGTCTTTTGCTGGAAATGGAAGTGGAAGACCTGCCGTCAGAGGATATAATACTAATGCAATAGTTTTAGATTCTGCCGCACTTGGATTTGGAACTTCTCAATCTACTGGAATAATAAATGTTATGAATTATGCTAGTACTTCAATTTTTAAAACTACAGTTAATAGATTTTCTGGACCAGGTGTTACTACTGGAATAAGTATTGGAACTTGGAGATCTACTTCTGCAATTTCAACTATTGATATTATTGCTTCAACTGCAACCACAATAATTGCAGGTTCAACCTTTACTCTATATGGAATTAAGGCTGCATAATGGCAACTACATATAATTTAATCGCTAGTTCAACAGTAGGTAGTGGCGGTGTTTCTTACATTGAGTTTACAAGTATACCTGGAACATATTATGATTTATTGTTAGTAACAAGTTTAAGAGATGATAGAAGTGTTTCAATTAATGATGGAACTTTATCTTTTAATGGTTCAAATAGTAACTTTTCAAGATTATATTTAGAAACTACTAATTCTGGAACTCCAACAGGTGATATTCAAGCAAACAATAACTTGATTTATGCAAATACAGCAAACTCAACTGCCTCAACATTTGGATCTGCACAAATACATATATCAGGTTATGCCACTAATAAATATAAACCAATTTCAGTTGATCATATTATATTAAGTAATGGAACTCCTTCAAACTTAGCATTTTTTGCAGGTTTATGGTCAGATACTAGTGCAATAACTTCATTACGACTAACTCCAAGTGGTTCTGGTGTTAAATATGTTCAATATTCAACAGCAACTTTATACGGAATCAATAACAGTTAAGGATAATCATGGCAAATATTAAAAGAGCAAATGCATCAGGTATCACCAAGTCTGGTACCGCTATTGCTGACGTGCCTGATGCTCCAACCATTGGCACTGCTACAGGTGGTCAAGCAGCAGCGACTGTAACCTTTACTGCAGCAGCAACTGGTGGAACTCCTTCAACATATACAGCGACATCATCCCCTGGATCAATTACAGGAACAGCATCATCTTCGCCTATAACAGTTTCGGGCTTAACAAATGGCACTGCATATACTTTCACAGTAACAGCAACAAACAGCACAGGTACATCAGCAGCATCTAGTGCATCTAACTCAGTGACTCCAGTATCACTCGGTGATATGGATCCTATTGCTATGGTTGAGGTTGGTTCTGCTGGTTCATCATCAATTACCTTTAGTTCTATTCCACAGACTTATACTAATTTACAAATTAGGGCTTTAGCAAAAAATGATGGTTTAGCATCAATATCAATACGATTTAATGGAGATTCAGGGTCTAACTATTCTTGGCATAGACTTTACGGAAATGGTACTAGTGCAATTTCTGGTGGTAGTGCTAATGCTCAACCACAAATTTTAGGTGGAGTTTTAGATGTACAATTTGGTAGTACAATTATTGATATATTGGATTACGTTAATACTTCTAAGTATAAAACTACTAGATCATTAAGCGGCTTTGATAATAACGGTAGCGGTTGGGTTGGACTTTGGTCAGGTAATTGGATGAATACCGCTGCTATTTCTTCAATAACTATTACTTCTGGAACAATCTCACAATATAGTCAGTTTGCCCTATACGGAATTAAAGGAGCCTAATGAGTACTCATACCCCCATAGCAACTCAGACACTAGGTAGCGCAGCATCATCAGTTACTTTTTCCAGTATTCCACAAGGCTATACCGATTTAGTTTTAGTTATCGGCGGTGCTCATACTTCATCTTTTGATGATGCAAGATTATATTTTAATGGTGATTCTGGAACCAATTATTCAGCCACTTTTTTAATTGGTAATGGTTCGGCTGCTTCATCTACAAGAGTTTCTAACACCGCTAATAATGGAATTTTTTTATTTGGTACAGAAATTAGTACGAATATAGCGCACATTATGAATTACTCTAATTCAACAACTTACAAAACTGCTTTGGTACGAGCAAATTCTCCATCAAACTCTGTTCGTGCAAATGTTATGTTGTGGCGCAATACAAGCGCAATCAATTCAATTACGATATTAGGCGGTCAAAACTTTGCTTCAGGCTCAACCTTCTCACTCTACGGAATCGCAGTAGGAAATTCATCCGCCAAAGCAGATGGTGGAAGCAGCGTTGTTACAGATGGTACTTATTATTATCACACCTTTAAATCTTCAGGTTTATTTATTCCAAGACAAGCAGTTACTGTTGACTATCTAGTAGTTGCAGGCGGAGGAGGTGGTGGAGGTCGTGGTTCAGGAGGTGGAGGAGCAGGTGGATATCGTACATCTATTGGTGGCTCTGCTTTATCTTTAACTAAAGATGTTAGTTATGTTGTAACAGTTGGAGCAGGTGGAGCAGCAGGTTCGGGAACTCAATATAATGACGATTTAACAAATGGAATTTCAGGTTCAGATTCAGTTTTTTCAACCATTACTTCAACTGGCGGTGGTGGCGGTGGTGGAACTAATGGACAAAATGGTAAGGCAGGTGGTTCTGGAGGTGGTGCAGGTGCTAATTACAGTCCAGCACTTGCTGGCGCAGGCAATACTCCATCTACATCTCCATCACAAGGAAATAATGGTGGAACCAGTACAAGTGGTTTAGCATCAGCAGGTGGTGGTGGTGGTTCAGGAGCAGTTGGAGGCAATGCTGGCGCTGCTGGCGGTAATGGTGGAGCAGGTACTGCTAACTCAATTTCAGGAACATCAGTAACATATGCAGGTGGCGGTGGCGGAGGCACTTGGGATAATAGAACTGCTGGAACTGGTGGTTCAGGTGGTGGTGGCGCTGGTGGAAGTAATAACGTTGCAGGTACTAATGGAACAGCATTTTTAGGTGGTGGCGGTGGCGGTGGAGGTCACGTAGGAACTTCGGGTGCAGGGTCTTCTGGTGGGTCTGGTGGTTCAGGCATTGTCATTATTCGGTATGCGGTCTAAGGGAGATAACTAATGGCTAATTTAAAATTAATTGAGGCTAAAACAGTTGGTTCAGGGGGTACTGCTTCTATAACTTTTACTTCTATTCCTCAGACCTATACTGATTTATTTTTAGTTACATCACTTCGCTGTACAACTACACAATCTAATAATGTGATAGTTACAGTAAATGGTTCAAGTTCATCTTATACAGATAGATATTTAGTTGGTACTGGTTCTGCTGTTGCAAGTGGTACGGCTACTGCAATATATTCAAGAATGGTAGATTCGAGTTTTACTGCAAATACATTTTCTAACTCATCATTGTATATTCCAAATTATACTAGTTCTAATTACAAATCTTTTTCAACCAATGCAGTTGAAGAAAACAATGCCTCGAATGCATTGATGGGCATGTCAGCCGATTTATGGTCTAATACTGCTGCTATAACTAGCATAACACTTACACCAGGTTCGGGTGGAAATATTGCACAATACTCAACCGCTTACCTATACGGCATCTCAAATGTAACTACTGGAAGTAAAGCAACTGGCGGAATTGTTTCTTATGACTCTACTTATTACTATCATACCTTCCCATATTCAGGAACATTTACTCCTACTGAAAATTTAACTGTTGACTATTTAGTTATTGCAGGTGGTGGTGGCGGTGGCCGTTATTATGCAGGTGGCGGTGGCGCAGGTGGACTTCGTTCTACTGTTGGCACTACTGGTGGTGGCGGAAGTCTAGAATCTGCTTTATCACTTACCGCTAATACTGCATATAGTGTAACCGTAGGTGCTGGCGGTGTTGCCAGTACAGGATTAACTGGTGGTAATGGCTCTAATTCTGTGTTTTCAACTATAACTTCCACAGGTGGTGGCGGTGGTGGTGGTGCCAATGGTGGCAGCAACAGCCCAGGTCAATCTGGCGGTTCAGGTGGTGGTGGTAATAGAGATGCAAATACTGCTGGTGGTGCAGGAACCGCTAATCAAGGTTATGCAGGTGGTACTGGTGCAACAGGAGTTTTAATTGCTGGTGGTGGTGGAGGCGCTGGTGAAGCAGGTAATACTGATGGCAATGGTTATGGCGGAGATGGCGTTACTATTTCTGCTTTTGCTAATGCAACTCAAACTGGCGTAAATACATATTATGCTGGCGGTGGTGGAGGCGGTGCTAATGGTGCTGGTGGCATTGCTGGTGAAGGTGGAGGCGGAACTGGTGGCGGAAATTCCTTACAAGCAATAGCAGGAACTGTTAATACTGGCGGTGGTGGTGGTGGTGGCGCTACTGCTTCACCTTACGAAGGCGCAGCAGGTGGTAGCGGTTTAGTAATTATTAGATATGCGATATAGTTTTATTTATGCAATATAATAGAGAGAAAAGAAAAGAGAGATAATGGCACATTTTGCAAGAGTAGAAAACGACATAGTGACTCAAGTACTTGTTGTTCCTGATTCTCAGGAGCACAGAGGCAATGAGTACCTCTCTGTAGATTTAGGTCTTGGTGGTAGTTGGTATAAGACTTCATACAACACATTAGGTGGTGTTCATGCTTTGGGCGGAACTCCTTACCGCAAAAATTATGCAGGTATTGGATACACCTTCGATAGAAATCGCCAAGCATTCATTCCGCCAAAACCATTTGTGTCTTGGACATTAAATGAAGAAACATGTCTATGGGATGCACCAGTTGCATATCCAACAGATGGTGCACTTTATGTATGGAATGAAGATACTACCTCTTGGGTTCTACCCACAGAATAAGTATTTTAAGATAAACTAACAACTCAACCCTTAAGGAGAAAACCATGGCCGATAAGCCAACAAAACTGGTAGTTAATTGTGCTACTGGAGAGACTCAAACTATTGAACTAACTGATGCAGAGATTGCTCAGAGAGAAGCAGATGCCGCTGCATTTGCTGAACAAAAAGCAGCAGAAGAGGCAGCAGCAGCAGCAAAGGCTGCATTAAAAGAATCAGCAAAGGCTAAGTTAGTTGCTGGTACTGCTTTAACTGAAGAAGAAGCAGCAGTTTTAGTTATTTAATTTTGCCCCAAATTTTTTAAGGGAGTAGTTAGTGAGCATTCGTAGAGCGCAGGATGAGCGTATTGAGGGAACCCCCGATGGCTTAACTGCTGTAACTGAAATCTCTGATGTTCCTGATGCTCCCACTATTGGTACTGCAACTGCCGTAGATTCAAGTTCAGCAACAATAACATATACTGCTGCTGCCACTGGCGGTGCTGTCACAACTTTTACTGCTACATCAACTCCTAGTTCTATTACAGCAACAGGGTCATCTCCAATCACAGTTACAGGATTGGCTGCTAGTACTGCTTATACTTTTAAAGTAAAGGGAACAAACTCAACCGCAACTGGCCCAGAGTCTGCTGCAAGTAACTCTATTACTACATCTGCTGCTGTGAGAGGCTTGTTTGCTGGTGGTACAACTGGATCTGCTACAAGTACAATTGATTACGTAACAATTGCTACAACTGGTAATGCCACAAGTTTTGGTAATTTATTTCAAGCAAGAGCATATATAAGTTCTTGTTCATCTTCTACTAGAGCACTATTTGCTGGTGGTAATGGACAAAGTTCTGTTATAAGTTATCTAGAAATTGCAACTCTTGGAGATTCAGTATCTTTTGGTAGTTTAACAAATGGTGCACAACAGGGTGCAGGTTGTTCCTCAAGTACTAGAGGATTATTTGCTCTTGGATTATCTGCAAGTACGTATAGTGATGTAATCAATTACGTAACAATAGCAACTACTGGTAATGGAACAAGTTTCGGTACTTTACCTGCGGCTAGATATGGTATGGGTGCATGTTCCTCTACTACAAGAGGATTATTTGCTGGTGGAAATACTGGTTCTAAATCAGCCAGAATTGAATATGTAACTATTGCTTCTGTTGGTAATGCTATATATTTTGGTGATTTAACTATTGCAAGAGATGGAACTGCTGGGGTATCTTCATCTACCCGTGGGGTATTTGGTGGTGGAAATACTGCTACTTATTCAAATGTTATTGATTACGTAACAATTGCTACAACTGGTAATGCCACAAGTTTTGGTAATTTAAATAATGCTATTATTGCAGGTGGTGGTGCGTCTTCATCTACCCGTGGGGTATTTGGTGGTGGAGCAATTAGCAGTGGTTACACTTCTGCTATTGATTACGTAACAATTGCTACAACTGGTAATGCTACAAGTTTTGGTGCATTAACTGTTGCAAGGTCTGATTTAACAGGTTGTTCAAATGGACATGGGGGATTATAATGAGTGAAATAGAAATATCATTACCATCTCAATACACACCTATGTTAAAAAAAATAGATGAAGTTTTACCATTGGCTAAAATAGATACTGAAAATTTTAATAAATCTTCATCACAATTTAAAGTAGTTACTTTAGATGTAGTGGATTTAACACCTATTAACTCAGCCAAACATTTATTAGCAGTAATTCAACAAACACGTCAAGCATTAGAAGAAGCATCAATCACTTTGCGTCGCAAACAAATTCAATTAAAACGTAAAGAATTAGATTTAATGTCATCTGAAGGAACAGATACAGATGAATTAGTGATTGATATAGATGAATTAAAAATGCAAATTTCTAACATTGAGGCAGCAGGCAGAGGAGCGGTTAGAAGATTAGCCAATGCTTTAGACCAATACCAATCGATACTTACTGCATTAGGCAAAGATCATTTAACAGAATTAGATTATGAAAAAGATCAGGCCCGTTATCATATTATGACTGCCTTTAATCAAGCCTTAACTGCTGCCAGAGCAAGAGGAGGGTTAATTGATGAGGGTAATCATATTTATTTATTTCAACTAGGTATTAACGGTGCAATGGCTCAAAGAGAAGTAACTGCATTCTTAGAGGCTGAACAAGAAGCATTAAATAATGGCGTTGTTCCAAGTCATGAAGGTATAGTGGCATGGTTAAATATTGTTGCAGATAAATTTGAAAAAGCGCCTGAACTTTACGCTGCCCAAAGAAATATGCAAATATTAAATCCAAACTTAATATTGGAGAACAAACAATGAAAATGATTAAATACACACTGACTTCTCAGGGAACTATTCCTAAGTATGTTGTGGATGGTGGTTATTTTGGTTGGAAAAATAATGGTACTTGGCCTCAAGATTTAGATTTAGTTGGTGTAGCCAATAACTCAGCAACGGAAGAAAGTTTTGCTAATAAAACTGCACTTTTGGCTTACGTCCAAGAAAAAGACTTTACATTTAAAGTGCCTTATACAGATGAAGTTATACCTTTAGAAACTGTTGTTGATAATATATGGGCAAGGTTACCTGATTAATTTCGTCCTTTTTTTCTAGAATTGATAGGGGATAATCCATATCATGCGTGGTTCAAAAGTCCAAGGACGATTTAAGATTGGGTTTGAAACCCTCTCTATGGATGAAGGCATGGTCGATGAACTCCGTGATCCTGTTGGAACTATTGTTGATTGGTGGAGTTGGGATGATGCAGCACTTGCTGCAGATTACGCAAACTACGTAGATCCAATTTATGATGTATCAAATCAAGATCCTACTAAAGGCCGCAGATGGAATGACCCTTTTGAACTTCCAGTAATTTTAGCGCAATTAATGCGTGGTACCAACATAATGAATGAGCGAGGCTTCTACGTAGTAGATACTCTGCGCCTTGTAGTATCTGTAGCAGATATAAATAGATTACTGCCAGCAATGGTAACTGATCCAAACCAACACATTAAGGACCGTGTGGTGTTTCAAGATCAAGTATTTGTTCCTACAAGAGTCTTGCCTCGTGGAAGATACGCCGAACGTTATTCAGTAATAACTATAGACTGCAATTTAATCAATGCAGAAGAGTTAGTAAACGATCCTCAATTCCAAACCTACGCAAATTAACCATGGGAAATTTTGAGGAGTTATTAGACCCCTCTCTCTTTGAGTTTGATGCGGTAGAATTAGATGACCAAGTAGAAGAGGATGATGATGGCAACTAAAAAATCAAAAGGCAAAGTTGAAAAGGTTATGAAAGAGTACAAAGAAGGAAAGTTGTACTCAGGTAAGAAGGGTCCTGGTAAAGGCCCAGTTGTTAAATCAAAGAAGCAGGCGGTTGCAATTGCAATGAGTGAAGCAGGTATGTCAAAGAAGTCAAAGAAGAAGTAATGAAAAAACGCCGTTCATCAATTGGAGCACGGGCTGGTAAGCAACCCCAAAAAAACATTCAAACTAATATTACTGAGAGTAAGTATGAGTCTGGTGGCGCAAAATTAAAGAGGAAAAAGGGTGGAACGGTAAGAAAACCTAAAGCCCCAATCCGTTATAAACATAAGAAATCGGTGACCTGATGGCAGATAAAAAGAAAACAGAGAAGCCAGTAACTCTGGCTATTGGTGTTCCTAAGAAAAAAGCCAAGGTAGTTCATAAAGTTTCTAAAAATAAAAAGGGCGATATTGTTGTTGAGCACACCAATAGCAATCAAGGTAAATGGGATAAAATTAACCTTACAAAAATGGGCGGATCAAAGACTGTTAAGCAAGGTGTCAAGGCTGTAAAGAGTTGGCACAAAAACAATCCACATAGAAGTCAGGGAAAATAATGGCAAAGACTGCAGCATGGACACGCAAAGAAGGAAAGAACGCCAAGGGTGGTCTTAATGAAAGGGGCCGCAAATCTTATGAACGTGAAAATCCAGGCTCAGATTTAAAACCTCCAGTTAAAAAAGAACAAGCAGCAAAGTCTAAAAAGGCTGCTGCTCGCCGTAAATCATACTGTGCTCGTTCTGCTGGTCAGGCTAAGATGTTTCCTAAAGCGGCTAAAGATCCTAATAGCCGATTAAATAAAGCACGAAGGGCATGGGATTGTTAACCTGTTCTCGTTGTAAACAAGAAAAACCTGGAACACCAGAATTTTTTCCTTTACACAAAAATAAAAATAATGGGTTAGATAGTTGGTGTAGATCTTGTCGTAATGAATACCGAAAACACAACAGATTTGCAGATGGGATTGTTGATTTTAAAAAAGCAAATGAAGCAAAAAACCTAATTGAATGCATAATATGTGGTCTTGAAAAAAAGATTGTAGTTGATCATAATCATGTAACTGGAGAAGTTAGGGGTGGGTTATGTGATAACTGCAACATTGGATTGGGACATTTTAAAGATAATCCAGAATTATTAAGATTGGCTGCTTTATACTTAGAAGGAAAATGTGAATGTGGCAATTGTGAGGTATACTGGGGAGGAAATTTAAAGAATATGGAGACTAGTAATGGCTAAAGCATTTTGGAATACAAAAGATCCTTCAGGTAAAGATAAGAAGTTAACACCATCTCAGAAGTCTGCGGCTAAGGCAAGAGCCAAGGCAGCAGGGCGTCCTTATCCAAATTTAGTGGATAAAACCGCAGGGTGCAAA